ATTGAGTTATCTGTCGGGGGATAGTAAGTAATGCCGGATCAGGAAAGATCTGATTCGGAAGTTATGCTAGAAGTAGTGCAGCGCTATCTTAAAGCTGGCGATTTTACCAACATTGAAAAGGGAGAAGAAGTAAATGACGAAACTGAATAAAGAACAAGTGGAAGCGCTTAACGAGATCGAAGCGTATTGGCGGGAAACTATTGCTAGTCAGATCTTCAAAGCTAGCGAAACACTGAAAGTAGATACGCCGGAAGAAGCGTTTGGCGCTTGCGAAAACATCGCTAGGGGTACTTATGACTTCGGAAATTAGTGTGCTAGCGGTGCTAGCAGTGGTTCTCGCTGTTGTGTTGTGGGTGAACCGCAGTGATAAGTAACCTTGAAAAAACACTTGACTATGCTGTTTATGACAGTCTGTGGGCAGAGTACCGGACTCGGTGCTTTGCTTGCAGTCGTGAGATTATTGCAGATAAATGGGAACCATTAAAAGTTAAGATCCAGAACCATTTAGCAAGCAGAGAGTGTTCACTCAATGCTGCAAATTAGGCCAACAGAAATCAAAGCGGTAGCTGATCTACTCATGCAGGAGCATAATGATGTAGAAACGCTGGCTAAGTTAGTGATCGAGAAAATTGACGAACTACGTGCTAAACGCGAACTGTTTGCCATAGTCCACCTAATACCGTCATTCAAACTCGTTAAGGTAATTGGTTTGTACGCTACACAGTTGCAAGCTGAAAAAGATTACCCGAAACGGATTCATCGGTACGATGAAAAAGATCATGCTTACATCGGTAAGTTTACCGATAGTAGTGTGCTAGAGTTAGAGTAGCGACCCTATCCGCTGCCCTAACCGAAGAACCCCTGCCGATCCTATCCGGTGGGGGTTCTTCCCTTTTTACTACACGGCTACGCCGTGACAAAACAAAAACCCTACCGCCATGCGACAAAACGGTAGGGTTATTGTTATTCTCCGCCAGCTTCCCCTCTGGACAGAAAAATTTTATTCAGTTATAGGTTTACTATAACAGACTATTCTGTCATAGCTTGCGCTTGAGCATTAGTAATTGTTTTGCGGTAGTTACCGCCAGTGTACGGGTTATCGCCACCAAGAAATTTAATCATACGGTTTAACGCGCTTGTTACGCGCCTATGCACAGTGCTGTCTGATAGTTCCACAGTTTCAGAAATCTGTTTATAGGTCAGTTGTTCTTGGTATTTCATTTCAATCATTAGCCGATCCAAAGGATCCAGTTGGTCTAATGCGCTTCGCACATCAGCTACACTCGCGGCTACGTTATTGCCAGCTGCGGGGTCACTGCCACCACCAGATACTCGCACTTGCATACCGGTCTGTTGTGCTTCAATCTCGTCTAGGTTCGTTATGAGTTCTTCCAAAACTCCACGACTGTAAAAGTATTCGTCATGGATTTCGTATCCTGTTTTGCGGGCTTTGGCCGCTCGACAGATCTTGTCTGCTTCCCGCTGTAACGATTTCGCTAACTGTCGAATACCCGATTTGCGATCCCAGGGTTCTTGGTCTGGGTTCAACCAGTCAGCTATCTTGGGTTCGTGTTTTAGTGACCATAGGAGAAGTTCTTGTTTTAGGTCTTGTGCTTCAAAATAGACTGCGTATCGTGGGTGTATTTGTTTCGCTACACTTGCAGCGATCTCGGTTACTTCTTCAAGTAGTTCACTATTCAATTTTGTTTATCCTTTATAAATCTTCATCATCTTCAATGAAACCGTCATTAAAGTTCTGTATAGGTTGATGTTCAAAGAAATCCTGCCAAAACACTTGTTGTGTGGCTTTCTTTACCAAGTTTCTGCGGATCAGTTTGTGTTGTTTTTTGTCGCAAAAACTGTATAACCGCCAAGCTGCGGTTGAAATGAACCCATAAATTACTATCATCATTTTCCCCAAGTCTTTCCAGCAACGGTAAAAGTACCGTCACGATGTATTGGAATAATCTGTGGGGTAACAGACTTGCCATCTACCCACAAGATCCCGAAACCTTGTTGCCAGTTATTAATACCAGCTTTCAAATACCCTGCCTGCTTTGCATCCATAAGATTACCCACTTCCATACCCCACAGGGTACGAGTAGGGATACCGGCAACGGCTTCCGTATGGTGCGACAAACCCATTCGATGTGTGTGGCCACAAACAACAGACACACCAGTGCGTTTCGCTAAGTTAAGTGCTGTGGTGCCAGAGTTCTGGCTAATATTGCCCTCGTCACCGTGAAATAAACGCCAACCAGGGGCAAGTTCATACGGTTTCTTATGGTAAGTAATGCCTAACTGCGGAAATCTGAGAAAATTTTCTAGCCCAAGTTCGGGCAGTCCGAGTAGTCCTGGTGCTCGCATCATAACAGTGTTGTATAGTCGATCCGTGTGGTTACTACGAATAACATGCTCTACCCGCAGGGACTCCAACACTGCAACAGTTTCATCACGGTTACGGGCAATGGATCGTTCGTATTCTAGTGGTGTGCCCTGTGCCCAACGGCTAATGGTTTGGAAATCCATCTCATCACCAACAGAAACTACCTTACTGGGCTTGAAAGTTTTGATGAACGCAGCAACATTCGTTACTGCTCGTTTGTCGTGGTACGGAACTTGCAGGTCTGAAATTGCTACGATTGCTTCCACTTGTTACTCCTTGGGCCAAGTGCCATCAAGCACCATGAGTGCTATCAGGGCATAGTTTGCTAAATCCACATACGAATCACGCAACGACTCGTTCTGGGGGTCTACATCGTTACTTGTTAAGTGCATGATACGACTAATTTTGTCATGAATACGGACAATAAGACCGTTTAGTGCGCCACCTGGCGCTCGACCAATGTTGTGCGGTCCATAGTCTGCTTGTTTTTTGATCAGAATGTCAGTTACTTCATCCCCAACTCGCCACACATTATTAATGAAAGGGCGTGGCACATTCACATCTGGTGCTACTCTTTGTGGGGTGGGATTTCTATCAACATAGTTCGGTTGTGTGTATCTAGTGTAAGGATTTTTAGGCCCAAATTGCCCATTAGCTGGATCAGGTTTTCCCAATCTTGTTTCGTCACTCATCATCATCCTTTATAGTTTCTTCACCAACATACTCAAAGTCGTTAGTGTCTTTTCGGTACTCATACATGTAGCATACCTTATCCACAGAGTTATGCACAATCATAAACTCAAGGTATTCCATAACAGCCATCACTTCGGGGATAGTTGTACCGTCTAGTGGTCCACCCCAAAGCTGGATCCGTTTGGAAGTTTGGAACTTCATCGCCCACCCATTACTATAACTGCTGAAGGGAACGGTGCAGAGTTTTTAGCATTACCAAACTTTAATCTACCCCGAACAAAGGTAACATCATGAGGTAGGCAATAATCTTGAAACCATACTGTGTCAGTTCTTGCCGGAACTAAACAACCCACTGTCACCCCCCCCCCCCGCTTAGACTCAAGGTCAGCTTTAGCCACAAAACTTTTTATACTTCTGCCATACGGTGGATTCAACCACACTGGCAAACCTTCAGCCACTTCAACCCAATCAGCAGTAAGTGCATTCCTGTATTCAGGGTTCTCATGGTCTGGTCCAAAGTATTTTGTACAAAGTGCGGATGTTTTCAAAGCTGCGGCATCTAAACCAAAATTATAAATAGCGTTATACTTGTCAAAAAAATTTCTTGGCGTTGTCCAAGTATCATCGTTAGAAGTAAATAGCCCGCTGTTAATCATACCCAACTCACTTCCGCTGGACCAGAACAAGTAGTCGAATAATGGATTGCTGCTTCAACAGCTAACCGCACACGCTTACGCGGTGGGAAAGGTTTAGTGACAAACAAAGACCCAAGGGCATACTGGTACCCTGAACCCGTAGCGATCTCACCATACTCAGCAACAGACCAATCCTGGGTACTGATTTCAAACACTCGACCACTTACACCAACTAAGAAATCTGCACCAGCTTTGTCAGTGTCGCTAGTATCAGTGCTTAATTCATCGCAAGCTTGCTTGACCACACGAATGAAGTTGAACCGCATGAACTGTTCAAGGTTTTCTGTCGGTGGCTTAGGGTAATCTAAATAGTGCAGGAGTTGTCCTGTGCCACGACTGCCAGCGTAACCAATAATGTAATCGTTATTGATCCGAACCTTCGGAGTTAGCGAAGCTGCAATGAAGTCTTTATCTGTGGAACCACTATCGGAACCCATGTAAACTTTGTGACCATCTGCGATGGCTACAATTATTGTCACTTGTCTTTCCTGTGCTTAAACTGGTCCCACCAGAAAAAACCGATAGTTATCAGGACTAAAGCGGTTGATGTTGCGGCTAGCACAAATAGTGTGCCAGCAAAAATGTCTCCAGTACTCATGCTAATGCTCTCTCTCGTAACCAATCAGCGCCACCATCCTGAAACACCTGATTCACATCCTTATTCTCAGGCAACTGAACAACAACAGCTTTATCCAAATCTTCTTTAATTCGTTTCGCCAGTTCCATGCCAGGGTTCCGACCATCCTCTTTCAAATCATTATCCGCAAAGATAACAATACGTTCAAACCCTTCAAACATTTTCGGAAACCAAGGTTTCCACTGCGTGACACCAGCAATACCAACCGCCGGTACACCCACAAGGGCAGACATAACAAGACAGTCAAGTTCACCCTCACAGATAGCAATAACATCTGAACTGTCATGCAAATCTACAACATTAAACATCCCAATCTTTTGACCAGTAGGCCACAAGTATTTAGGACTACCACCATCCACTTTGCGGAACTTAATCCCAACAACACCCGAAGGGGTACGGTAAGGGATAGACAAACAACCAGCAGCATGTTCGTGTCCTGGTGCAGGATCGCTAACGGTTCCTAGGTGGAACATACCTGCGGCTTCCTTTGTTATTCCCCGCCCTAGCAGGTAAGATGCCGTTTGACGATCCATTTGGCTTGCGTACCTGTGTGCGGTTTCCGTTAGTAATAGCTTCTGCTCTTGCGATAGCATCCTTGAACCCTAATCCCTCTTTGTTGGCCACAACATCGTAAACATCGCCATCAAACTGGCAGACGAAACAATGGTAACGCTGTTTATCTATGTTAACTGTTGCGCTTGCTTGCGTATCGTTATGCAAAACACATCGTACTGAAATGTAACCTGCTTTATTCGGCACTGTCGTCCCATAATGATCAAGAACAATAGCAAGGTCTGGCTTGTCTGTCATTAAAGCAGCTTCAGAACCAAATCGCATGGGTCCCCACCTTCATCAAACTGCTGCTTTTCTTCCTCGTTTAGATACTCATAGGTACCATCGTGGGTAGCACAAATGCTATCTGTTACCCAACCTTTTTTGATACCATACTGAACCCAATCAGCTCGTTCGTTCCATTCTTTGTCATTCATTAATTTCACCTATCCATTGTTCAAGGGTTTGTATAACCCAAGACTGTTCGATACCAGCATTACGGCGCTTAACTATGACGTATGCTGGCGGGGTTTCTTTGAGTCCCCTGGCTTTGGCATAGTTCGCTGCTTCTGTGGTAGCTTCTTTCCAGAACTGTGGCAGTTCAAGCTTTGCCCTGTTCTTTAGTTCCAGAACATAAGGTTTGCCTGCAACGAAACAAACAATGTCACCTTCATCGTTGGTACCTGCAAGTGCTAGTTTCTCTGCAAGTAATCCTTTGTCGCGTAACCATTTCAGGATCGCTGACTCGTATGCTGAACCTTTACGTTTGTTTGGGTTACTCATTTGGATCTTTCCTGTATCCCGCATTGAGAACAAAAATTGCCAGTCTCATCTTGAATCCATTCGTGCCGATAGCAACTCATAATTCCTCTAATTCTGGTGGGAACATTTCTTCCCAACACTTTGGGTGTGTGCCTGTCATAATCTGTTCACGTTCCCCCGCATCAAGATAAGGGAAAGCATTTTGCACATGTTTATTATTATGCAAGTAGTCAATGAGATCATTTGCAAAAACTGCAACAAAACCATTTTCACCGCAGTGAATACATTGCTTGGTTGTGTGTTGTACTTGAATGTTTGTGTTGCTCACGATACTTGACTCCAATACTGTGCCACATGCACACTCGCTCGATCATTGTACAAAGTCATTCGGGAAGCATCCGCAAACAACACTGTGTAGTCTGTGCCCGCGGCACTATTCTTAGCAAACCTATTCTTCACACAAGCAATACGATACTCAGAAGTATCATGGTCCATTGCTACTGTGAGGATCATTTCTGGAAGCTGGCTAATCTTGCCCTGAATACTTTTACGACTAGGCGGAAGTTCCGGTCTGCCCTCAGCTTCGGTAGTGTGATGCAACATAAACACTGCGGCATCCGTTTCCCTGGCAATGTGGTGCATGGCCTTAGCAATGTCCCGCATACCAGTCCACTCATTATCATGCAACGCTGCAATGTTAAGCAGATTGTCAATGATCAATAGGTGCGGGTATTCCCCGAACGCTTCACCGTACGCCTGAATGGATAACTGTATGTCGTCAAGTGTTGGGCTTGGATCAAAATCAAACCGCAAATGTTTCAAAGTATTAAGTTCTTCTTCATAAAACTCGTACCCTGCACCACTGCTGAACGCTTCTTCAACAGTGTTCACTTGGCTACCGGTAATGACAGCCGCTGCTCGAATAGCAGTCGTGTAAGCATCCGTATCTGCACTGATGTAAAGTGTTGGCACACCAG